GTTCGCCTGAACCTCGCCCAGCTGTACCTCTGTACCGGGTAACTGCTTTTTCAGCATCTTATTGATGACCTGCGAGATGATGCGGCGCAGAAAACTCGACCGGATCAGCATAATGTCCTCCATAATCGTTCAACCTCCAAAAATAAAAATGAAAAAAGAGAGTGGAGATCGAATCCACACCTCCACAATAAAGTGGCGCTCTACCATTTGAGCTATCTCTTCCATAAGGGAACATGAATTTTTCGCGTTTGGGCAAAAGAAAAGAGCCTACGATTTCTCGTAAGCTCTTCGGTAAAATATCATTTTCTAATATAATCCCTTGCATCCGGGCACCGTTTCGCGCATTCCGGATAATGAGGATCACCACACTTATTGCAATACATGGAGTGCCGCCCAAGATCAGGGATCTCTTCATCGAACTCCTTTATAACCGTAGTCCACGAACCATCTTTCTGCTTCACCGGGCAACTCATTCTTGAATGTACCAACATTTGTATCGCCTCCTTGCGCTCAGTATATCACAGTCCGGCAAAAAGCAAAAGACCATGTTTCAGATCTTTTGCTCTTGGGATGGTGCTTAGGAAATTTGGATTCGATAGCGTGCATCCAACTCGTCAAATTGTTCCATCTCTGTGATCGTGATATGGAATTCAATCCGCATCTTGCTGTTTAGTACAGTTTCAACGTGTCCTTGAATCCCATTCGCGTACAGCATACGCAAACAGATTCCGAGTTGGCGATCGCTCTTCGCCAGAAAATAATCCATAAGCTCACCTCCTCATAAAAGAGGAAGAAACTTTCGCGCCTAGATCAAACTCCGGTCAAACACGGTTTCCCAACGTTCTTTTTTCAGTGGTTTCATCCGGAGTGCCCACATGATCTGCCGTACGGTCACAGTCGGGTATTCGCCCTTTGCGTTTTTCTTCTTGGCGTGACTGTCAAAATACTGCCGGAACCCTTCATGCAGATAGATCTTGTCGGTCAGCCAGGGGTCGATGGCGCTCCAGTAAGTAGCCTTGGTTTTCTCGTTGTAACGCTGCTGGATCACGCACAGGCCTTTTCCCTGTTCCCGGTAGAGCGTACAGACACGATACACCGGGTGATTGCATCGGTAAACGCTCCCGTAGTAGTTCGTCCACTCTTTTGGCGGTATGTCGTGATATCTCATAAAAAATAAAGAGAGCCCGCAGCTTTCGCCACGAACCCTCTCGGTTCCTCCTTTACTTTCTGTCCGTAAAGCCTCTCTTGATCTCATGGAGACCATCGTTCATTGCTCTGGAAAGCGGCGCTACACCGCCAGCCTCGCAGATCGACCAGTATACCGTCGTACCAATCGTTCCCAGAAACGTCAGGCAGCTGATGCCAAACTTCGCCCACTCAATGCGCCGTGCCTTCGCAGCCTTCTCCTGATCGTTGATGACCTCCTGGCCCTTCCGCCGTTCCTCATCCTCTTTCAGGTTCTGGTTGCTCTCCTGCTCGTCGCTCTTGAGCTGCATGTCGTACAGCTGCAATGCCATCTTCGCCGTGTTCGTGTACTCGTCCGTACCCGGTTTTAAGTCCTTGAGACTCTCCAGCGATTGCTTTGCCGCTTCCTTCAGCAATTCTTTGTTTTCGTAGTTTTCCATTTTGATTTTCTCCTTTACAAAGTAATTAGAGTTTCCTCCATTAAGCACCATGTTTTTCTCGCGTCAGGTCCAGTTTGTGCACCCGCAGCATGATGTACTTGTCGCCTTCAAAACTCTTCACCTCCTCATCCAGGCTCAGGCTCAGGTAGGGCCAGTCAGGGGAATCTTCCTCGCCGATCAACAGCTCGCCCACTTCGTAAATATCACGGTAATGGAACCAGCGGTAGAGCGCCATCCCGAAGAGCAGCCCCAGAACGATGGCAACGAATAACACAGCATAGTAGATGTACAGCATTTTGAAAAATCTCCTTTTAATAATGTAGTGGATAAAACGGTCTTCTGCGTGATGAAAAAAATAAAAGAGCCTACGATTTCTCGTAAGCTCTCTACGCCTTAGATGTCGTTGCGAATCAGAAACAGGTCATTTCTGCTTCGAGTTGCTCTCACAATTCCTCCTGCCCGGATCAATGTAATTGCATTTACATAAGCCGCGCGTGCATTTTTTGCATCCTTGTATTCATCTGTATTCACAAACATCACTTTCTGGTTGCTTTCAATAAACACCCGCACCTTATCCATTGCATTCACATAGCCCCGGTCAAAGTTCGTCTTTACTCGATAGTTCATAAATAATAATCTCCTTTCAAATTTCAGAAGACATCCTTCCATAAAGCACAGAGAAAATTTCGCGTTGCTTCGTTACGGCCTATTCTAAAATAGAAAAAAGAAAGGAGCGCATGTTTCCATACGCCCGTTTTCCGGTCAGAATCCATCAGCGGATACCACACCGAACATCGTTCAGCATAGTAAATACCTCCTAAAATTGTTTATTTCTTTCCATAATAGAAGGTGAATTTTTCGCGTCTACGTAAAAAATAAGAGCCTGTGATTTCTCACAAGCTCCATTTTGATCAGTGTTTCTTCTTTGTTCTGCTTTTCACCTCGTTTGTCTTTGCTCCGATTAGCTTTGCCAGTCTGACCAGAATCACAACGATCAAGATCCAGATAATCAAGTTAAACATTTTACCGTACCACCTTTCATAAAGGTGGCTGTATTTTTCGCGTCATGCCCGCTCCCGGCTGAGGATCCAGAAGAATTTGCGATAGAGGTTATAGTACATCTCCGATCCGCAGGGGCAGCCCCTGGCCCGAAGATTATTATAGGAGAACCCTTCTGTCACACCCTTCAATAGGTATGATCCAACCGCTGGCTCTTTTAACTCGGCAATACAACTGTCAATCAGTTCAATGCGCTGCGAATAGTATGCTCGTACAATGGCACAGCGTTCGGTCGGGTTAGAAGGGATGTTTCCTCTTACGATGCCGCCAATGTCATCTCCATGCGCTTCCCAACCGCTCGCCAGTGCAATGTTCTTTTTCCACTCAGGGTATTGGAAGCAAAAATGTTTCAATTCGTAGTATCGATGCCGAGATAAATGATACGGGTTCTTCTCGGAAAGTTCTGGTTTCTCGTGTCGCATCACTTTCCCTCCCATACATAACCGGTCTGTGCGTATAGGAGCTTGGGCGAAATATAGTAACTTATTCTCCCGTATTTTGAATCCATCTGTTTGATATCAGTTATCTTCTCCCCATTCCTTGTAGCTTCACCAATTGGGAGCCATCCCGCAATGATTCCTGCTCTTACCCACGATGGATCTCTTCCATACACTTTTGCGGCCACTCGTACCGGGACACTTCCGGCTCCAAATACAGTCTGTTCCATTTCGTTTAACTCCTTTTTTGATTTTTACCAAGCTCATTTCCACATCTTGGTACTAAAAGGATGTTACTGGAAGAAACGGGAGTCTGCGTCATGCCTTTAATTTTTTCATGTATGAACCATTGACAGCCAGCAGAATATCGTTTAACCTAGAATAGCTTTCCAAATAGAAAAAGCCCGGTTTTCCGAGCTTTTTGTGCAATATTCTGTTCAATGTACGAAATATAGCACATCCATCATGCTATACTGAGAAAAAGAAAGGACGCGATAATAATGTTAATCACCTGCCCAGAGTGCAATCTTCAGGCCAGCGATAAAGCCATCTCCTGCCCTCACTGCGGATATCCTCTTCGTGCGGAACTATCCCAAACAATCGTTGCCCACAAAACCAAAAAGCGTAATCGCCGTAGACGCTTACCAAATGGATTCGGCCAAATTACAGAGATCAAGACTGGTAACTTACGGAACCCCTTTCGCGTAATGGTAACTGTTGGAAAGAACGAAGAAGGCCGTCCTATCTGCAAGCCATTAAGACCGCAAGCCTATTTTGCTACCTACAACGAAGCCTATCAAGCTTTGCTGGATTTTCGTCGTAATCCGTTTGATCTTGGCAACTCTGTAACACTTAAAGACTTGTATGAGAGGTGGTATGAAACCCGCGTAGGCAAGGTCAGCCGTTTCACTCTCGCTCGGTATCGCACATCGTGGGATTATTCCTCCTCCATCCAAAATAAGCGTGTTTGTGAAATTAGGATTTCTGATTTGAGGAACTGCATCGAAAACGGTGTCATTCTGTATGCCGGTAAAGAGCGCCACCCTGAAAATAATGCTAAGGATTCAATTAAAACACTTTACAATAACCTGTTTGATTATGCCGTTGCCTGCGGAATCATCGATAAAAATCCCGCCAGACAATTTACGATCGATTCCGGGTATGTCCGAAAGCCAAATAGTCATATTCCATATTCAGATGAAGAAATCGAAATTCTGTGGAATAGTCTTGATAAGAGCCCTATTGTTGATATGATTCTGATTCAGTGCTATTCCGGATGGCGGCCTGGCGAACTATGTGACCTTCTGGTTGCTAACGTAGATCTGGAGCATAGGACCTTCACTGGTGGTAAGAAAACAAAAGCGGGAACAAACCGGACGGTTCCGATTCATTCCCGCATTTATGATCTTATTCAGGCCCGTTACGAAAAAGCCCTCAAAATCAATTCGCCATATTTATTTAATCATATGTCTAAAGGTAAAAATGCCCATACCAACTACGCTTCGTTCGAGGCCAGACTCCTTGTCACTGTTAAAGAACTCAACTTAAATCCTGCACATACTGGACACGACGGACGTGTGCATTTTGTTACATCCGCAAAGAAAGCTGAAGTTGACGAGTACGCTTTGAAACGCATAATCGGGCACTATATTTCCGACCTCACCGAACGTGTCTATACAGCTCGCAGTACCGACTGGCTACAAAAAGAAATCCAAAAAATCCCTTAATGGCTGTCGATTCATGTATGATCAGTGTACGAATCGCTCAATTTCAGGGCATTTTCTTTGCACTTTTGAAGCCTTCGTTGAACTTAATTCAGCGTATCAACGTTCATCTGCATCCAATTCTTAAATAGAAATCGTGTTGCACAGATTCTTTTGTACGGAAAATCCATCGCATCATCGCCTATTCCTCTCCGCCTCTGTACAATTGATGCACAATCATCGAACCTCATTTTACGTTCCTGCGCGTTTATTTAATTCTATGTCGCAATCGTCTATCTTCCGAAAAAAATGTTGATTTTCCATCGACACATCAAAACTACATTTTGAATCTTTCATTCTCAGACCATCGCTCCCATGGACTATTCACTCGCAAAATAAAAAAGAAAATACCCTGTAAAAACCGCCCCGAGGGCAGTCTACAGGGTATTCTTCTATGAGCCCTACGTCATCCGCCAGGATATCATCCCAACAAGAACTCAACTTCAGGCTCCATTTTGATTACTTCCTGGCGTTGTTCTCCGCCCTCAGCCGTGCAAACAGTTCGTCTGCCTCAATGGCCTCCTTGGTGAAGGAGTTGTTCTTCCACCAGTTGATAATGGCCACCGCAACGGTGATGAGGGTGCTGACCAGCTGCTGGAGCTGCTCGTTGTCGATGGGCAGCGGGCTCTTGTTGAACGAAGCCAGCAGACTGTTCAGCAGTGCCACGATCAGGCAGATGGTTCTTGCCCAGGTCGCGGCGCTTGCGTTGGTGTATTTTTCCATTTTGAGATCCTCCTGTTCAGGCTATGTGGTCTTCCCGCAGCGGCAGTGCCGTCATCCGCTCGTACAGGTTCGTGCCGGTGCCGTTGCCCTTCAGTTCGTGGTACGCCTCGTATACAAGCCCCACGTTGGTCAGCCCTTCCGAGTCAACATACCCTTGCTGGATGTAGTACCGGCAGCTCTGATAGAGTCTGTCGTGGAGCAGAGCCTTCACCGCTTTTTTCAGTGCCTTCTGCTCCTGGATGGTGGCGTAGAACGCCTTTCCCGCCCATCCCAGTGCTGCCGCGATGATCAGGGAGACCACCTCGTTGAAATGGGTCACGATAAAGCTTTCCGTGGGGTTCACGCTCCCTTCACGCTTGTCAGACCCGCTTTTGCAATGATACTCGGGTAATCCTTGTAGACATGGTTCATGTCCACTACGCCGCTTACACCAGCCACATTGCCCTTGGAGCTGTACTGCCACATACCGTGCTTGCGGGTCGGCCGCTTGTTCCGGTAGTCCGCCAGCCATAGGTCAAAGCCGTTCAGCTGCCACATGTTCAGGTTGTAGTCGGCAAAGTTCGAGTAGGTGTACAGGATCGCGTACAGCCCCCACTTTTCAATCTCCCTGAGCTCCATTTTGACAAGTTTCGTCAACTCGGCTGCGGGCAGACCTTTCAGACGGGGGTCCTCCACGTCCATAGCAATGGGCAGCTCAAAGCTCTTTCCTTCCAGGCAGGTCTTGAGCAGGTTCAGCTCCTTCTTTGCCATGCATTCCGTTACCGCAACGGTGTAAGCATATACGCCAACTGGCAGTCCCACAGATTTTGCCCCGGCATAGTTCGCTTCAAAGCACGGATCGACGTAGAGCTGCCCGCTCTTGGTGGAAACTGCACGGATCATCACGCCACCTACTTTTCCGCTGGCCTTGACTTTTTTCCAGTCAATGGTTCCCTGCCAGCGGGAAACGTCGATGACATCAAGCATTTCCCTGCTCCTTCAGTTTCTCGGCCAGCTGGATGCACAGCTTTTCGTACTCCTCTTCGGTCAGGCTGTCATTGGCAAAGAAGATATCCAGCTTCTTCTGCATCCTGTCGGTCTTGCCGCGTTCGATCAGGCGTGCACAGGTGTTGTAGAGTTCCATTTTGAGTCCTTTCTGCTCACGTTCTGCATGAGCCATCTTAATGTAAAAAAAATCGCTCATCGGCATTCCTTTTCAGTGGGCCAATAAGCGAAACGATACAAATGGGCTGACCCGACTCTTATTCCTCCGGCGTAACCCCCAGCTCCAGCAGCGTCAGCCTATACTCCTGATCCACCATCAGGGTATCGGTGTCGGTCTGGGCACTTTGCAGGGCGGCCAGTGTTTCGGGCAGGGTGTCCACGGCTTTCTGTTTTGCCGCTGCCTTCTGCTGTGCCTCTTTCTGTGCAGCCAGCTCTTCGGCGGTCGGCGGCTGTGGCACTTCCCCGTATTCGTATACCTCATACTCCGCCCCGCATAGCCGGATGCCCCAGTAAGCTTCCCCGGGCTGTGCGTTTTGGTTGTGCGCGTTCACGGCAGCCTCGATCGCGCTGTAATCTGACAGGGTGCCGTCGGTCTCGGTCGGTATCGTGTACCCGGGGCGGATCGTTGTTTCTTCCATTTTGAACTCTCCTTTCCGGGTGCTCAGTTAATATAATTCTGGTCCATGAACCAGAACTTGACCGTTGTCACCAGCGTGTTCAGCGGCAGCACGATGCAGGGGCGCAGACCGTACGAGTCCTCTCTGTGGCAGCCTGCACTGTGGAAACCTCCGTCCGCATAAAACGTATACATATAGTTGCCGTTATGGGTTCGCTTGGAGCGTGTCCAGTATTCTTTATCTGCTTTTCGCTTGTCGGTGGCAGCAGTTGTGTAGTCGAAATAGTCCAGCTTTGCACCCTCCTGCGCCATCAGG